TTTTGACTTGGCAATCTGAGACAGCGTGTCTCCTGACTTAACTTTTACAGGCCCACCTTTAGCGTAACCCATGCTTTTCTTAGCCATTCCACCGCCCATCATTTTACCCACTCCATCTGCGGCAAAGAATGGGACTTTCTTTCCACCCTTCTCTACCATTTTAAGCTTGCTTCCTTTGCTCATAGCAATAGGCTTCTTCATAGCACCGCCCTTAGCCATGCCTTTTTTCTTCATGGCTCCGCCTTTTGCGTAGCCTTTCTTTTTCATTGCGCCACCTTTGGCGTAACCTTTTTTCTTCATAGCCATTTTAGTCTCCTTAGATTTGTGACGTTAAACAATAGTTATATTACCCACCATACTACTGTGGTTTGTGCATTGATACACCAAAGATGTATCGGAGGGTTCATGAGGCACAATGAATTGTGTCAGTCCTGTTGTTGAATTGTAGTTGTCTGTAACACCCGTAGTAAAAGCAGAGCCACCGTTAGATGTTCTTATCTGCAATGGATGGCTACCTACATTAGCTGCGTTGTTAATTAGGTAAGTATGCCCCTTGTAGAAAGTAAAGTTTGGATTATTACCAGACGTAGCCCCAGGGCCAGTAAAGGTATAAGCAGATGATCCGTTTGTTCCTGCGGTGTATTTAGTTACAGGGCCAGTTGTCTCATCATTAACTCGAATCCACGCTCCACCGTGTGCAAAATATAAGCCCCCAGTCGCATGGACATGGGCTACCGCGCCGTGGTATGTGCCTGCACTTGGGAGATCACTTAGATTGGCATAGTAAAACACAATTTTGTTTGCACCAGAGCTTACATCTATAACACCATTGGCATCTATTATATCAGTAAGAGTTGTGCCGTTTCCAAGGGCTGCATATACTTCAGTGAAGTTTGCGTTTATCTTGGTTGCACCTGCGCGAAGGGTGTCACCGTTTCCATCGTTTGCGCTGCTTCCTATTCCTACACTTTGTAAAGCCATGTTCTATCCCTCGTCAAATGTGTCTGTAGTAGAGTCTAAGGTTGTTGTTGTGCTGTCAAAACTTGGGGCTGCTGTAGCCACTGATACAGTTACAGAACCTACGCTACCTGTTGCAGATACGCCATCAACATTGTCTGTTTCTGTTATCGTGATAGTAACCCTACCTACAAAACCTGTAGCAATAATAGCAGGATTCCCTACTGGATTAAAACCAACTATAGCTCTGCTTGCTAGTAAAGATGTGTCGGGTCTTGGATTGCGCAGGGACTGAGGATCATTTATCTTTAACCTACCAAGAAAGTTTTGTGGCTGATCGGGATCAACAACATCTCTTCCAACAAGAAATCCAGTCTTAACTCCATTGTTATATTCAGGCACAAGGTCTTTTAAAGGATACCTAAATCCTGTCCTGTCACAAAAACCAAAAGCGTATTTACCTTTTGCGTAACTCATCAGCCACCCATAAACGTATCAAAAGGAACGAACTTGATTGATGCTGTTTCCTCATCCTCACCCGCTGCAAGTTGGAATTGAAATTCGTATTCTTGCTTTAGTGGCGCTGTTCTTGCGGCAACCTCTGGTCTTTTCATAGCTATGTAATAAGCCAGTCCAGAAACTAGTGCAGGTACAAAGCGTGGTGGTACAGATGTAACTGAAGAACCTATACCAGAAGATAAACCGTCTATACCTTTGAGTCTAAAGTAAGATAAGGTGTATGTCGTTGTGCTATCTGGCACAGGCCACAAAGTTATTTTTGTTTCCGTTGGGAGCCTTTGGACGTAGATCTGGGTCGGCCTACCTTGCGTTTCTTTGTTGGTTTGTTGGGCGTAGGTTGCGACACTGACCCTTGAGATGGTGGTATCGACTTGATTTGTACCTGTACCTGTGCGGATTTGGTGTTCAAGGATGTCAATCGTGTCCGAAGGTAGCGTATAAGTCGCAGTACCTGCCGTAATGGGTAGAGTATTAGATTCAATAGTGAAGAGATTAAGTCCACGGTTTTGCCACTCCAATGTTAAAATGTTAAGGCTCCTGCGAGCCGTTTTAAGATCATAGCCTGAACGCATTTCAAGACCTGCCCGTTCATAAGCTTCTTCAAATAGTTCTGGTAGATCTGGTGTTACTACTGCCATGATGATTCCCTATGTAACTACACTTCTGTGTCGTTTCGTTTTCTTTGCAATTTTTTTAGGTTGAGCCACATACTGCTTGCCTGAAGCCTTGCCTGCTCGCTTTGCTCTTGATGTGGCTGCATACTCAGAAGAGCTAAGAGACTTAATAGCCGAAGAAGGGAGGTAGCGTTCGCCAGTAGCATTACCGCCTTGGGTAGAAGGCTTGCCACTTTTAGTTCGCCACTTCTGCTTAGTCCAAGATTTAAGGCTTTTTTGAGACTTTTTTAGAGCCATTTTTTATTATACCTTTTAAAGTTTTAGCCTGACTAGCATGTAGCTTTGAAGCTTTATTTAAACCCTTAACAACTTTCTTTACTTTCTTTTTATTTTTATTAGTGATTCCCATTAGTCTTTATAGCCACCCCCTGCTTTTTTGTAAGCTTTAGCAAGCATCTGAGCTTTTCTAGCAGACCATTGCCCAGGTGCTCCACCTTTACCACCTGCTTTTATCCTATTAAATATACGCTTTCTTTTTGTAGGTTGAGTATAATTACCTGCTTGGTTAACTTTACTTTTAGACTTTTTCTTTTTAGTCTTCCCACCTTTACCCATACGGATTATATCAAGGTCTTTTGCATCGTCACCTGTAGATGCAAATCCAGATCTTTCTTCCATTCTGTTACCTCTTAGTTGACTAGGCATCTGAGCACGAGAGATTGCCATCTAGCACTTCCATCTTTTTCTAGCTTGTCTCAGCCTACTGTTAGGATCTTTAGCTGCTTTGGGAAACTGTTTCATCTGCCCTGCTGATCTAGCGCAAAATGACTTACGCCGTTTTGCGTCTTTGCTACCTTTTTTAACTTTGCCAGTAACAGCAGTCTTTAACTTAGATCCTGGATTCTTTTTACGGTATGCTGCAACGCCTGCTTTAGTCATCCCCGCCCCAGATTTAGTAGGGCGGAAATTCTTTTTGTTGCGTTTGGGCATCTCGCCCTTTTTCTTCACAGCCATAATTACTCCAGTATTAGAGTTATCACTGATCCAGACCCAGTTAATGCGGAAACAAAACAACCATTATCTGCCAGTATACCATCATTAGGAAGGAACACATCGTTCCACCCCGCAGGCAGTGTAAGATCAAGAAGTGTGGCTCCTGTGGCAGAACCATTCTTAATCGTAAAAGCAGTTATGTTGGTGCAGTATACTAGAACCCCTTGCAACCTGCTGCGAGAAGGCCCGACTAGACCTGCTGAGAAACTTGACTGAGCAACGTTAAAAGCTCGTACCTCTTGTCCTGCCATGTCTATCTCCTATTAAGGTTGAACAGCAGTGTTAAAAGCCTGAGCATACATTATTGTTATAACGACAGATCCTGCGTTACACGCTGCACTTGAAGTAGCTGTTAATTTTAAATCGGATGTACCAGTGTTTTTCCATGCAAGTGTACCGCCGCCAGAAATACCTAAAGCTTTGATACCTACAGTGGTTCCAGAAGCAAGAGTATTAATAAGAGAAGCTGCGCCGCCTACAGTATCACCAACACTAATATTTGTTGTGGTGTTAGCTGCCGTTTCTAAATCAATAACTATGTTTACGATTTTTGAGTTAGCGGGAATCACAACATTAGTGGCTTCTGCTGCAACAGCACCGCCAGAAATGTCCATTACATGTTGTTGAGTCATTACAACATAGCCTACGTTTGCTATGTCTGTTCCAACGACAGTACCCGTTGTGTTTCTAATATTACCTGCCCGAATCGGGCCTGAGAAAGTTGTAGTACCCATGTTGATCTCCTGTCTTGGGTTACGTCAGCAGCATCATGCCGCTGTCAGGGATAAATTAACAATAACATATCTTATGAAAAAAGAAAGGGGCGAGTAAACCCGCCCCTGTAAAAGTTCAATTGAACTTATGCACCTGGAGATCCATACATTCCTAATGGATCTGATACACCGAAAGAGTAACGCTCTCTCGCTTTGTAGCGAACGTTTCCTGTATCGAAGTCTCCGTCCATAGATGTCTGCATAGCAGTACGCACAAAGTGCTTCATGCCGTTTGGAACATCTGTGGTTAAGAAGAACGCATCGTTATCAGTTAGATAATGATTTACGCGATAACCTTCTGGTATAGAACCATTAGTGTTAATTGCGTTAATATCGTTATCTGCTGTTCCGACACGAAGATCTGTCTGCAACAAGCGAGTCGCAACAAACATCAATGCAGGCGGAACGATCAGCTTGCGAGGACGTGCAGCAATCAATAGACCACGTTCGTCAGTGAACGCAGCAATATTAATAACCGCTTCCTCTAAAGATGTTTCGTTCAAGTCAGCCGCAACCGCAGGACGGTTTGCGTTTGAACCACCTTCAACTGTTGGGTGACTGGTTGAAAACAAAGTTACACCATCCCCTGAGTTGAATGTAGTAAAGCCTGTATTAAGCAAAGATGCCGCTTTAACCTGCTTTGTATATGCCATACCTCTAGCTAATGCTTTGGTATAACGAGCAGATAGTGAATCATACAGATTGTCTTCCATTGCTTCTTCAGTAATGGAAAATCCCATTGCAACCGTTTCGTGGTTGTAACGAGCTGTGAATGATTCTTGTGCATTGTCGTAAGATATTGATGCGCCTTCAGCTTTCACTGGGGCAGCGCCAAATCCTGACAACTTCACTTCTTCTTCAAAACTGCGATCTGAGTTCTCAGTTTCATAGAACTCTGCATGTTCGCCTTCGTACTTTTCGTACTCTAAACCGAATAATGCGTTAAGTCCTGGTAATAGCTCCTTGAGGAGCTGTGCGCGTGATATAGCCATCGTCTAAACTCCCTATAAGCCAACGTTATTTGTCATCTGGTGAGCGCCTGGATTGAACTTAACAAGTACATCTGGGAACGCATCACTAGCAGGTGACACATGAGAAACGATGCGGAATGCTGCCGCAGCCGTTTTTACAGTAGCATCCAATGCAGATGTAGAGTTACCTGTCGAGGTAGAACCTGTCGAAGAAGACTGTACTGCCGCAAAGAATGTGTTTGAGCCAATGATTGTTTGAGCACCTGTATTATCAAGCTGTGCTTGGAATAGTACATTTGGATCATCAATCACATAAGCTTTAATAGCATCACCGTTGGATGTACCAGTTGGATAATGCTGATCTTGTATCAGTTGACCTGAAGAGTTAACGTATTCACAACCAACGAAAACGCCTATTGCGCCAACGCCTGTAGTGCCTGATATGCTATTGGAGGTTAGGTCTGAACCTGAACCTGTAGCCAACGCAATGTACCCATCTGCCCCAATGAT